GTCGTGGATTCGGTTGCTGAACTCTTGATTAAACAATACGGTTTTGATCCTGATACGATTGAGACCGCCGCATCACTCGCATCGAATCCCGAGAAACGTCTCAAGTTTCAATCCGATGTTCAATCCTACTGTGACATGGGAGTCAGTAGTACTGTAAATTTGCCCGCATGGGGCAGCGAACTGAACAACGAAGACAAAGTTCAAGACTTCTCGAAACTGATTGCGAAGTATGCACACGGCCTACGCGGACTGACCTTCTACCCGGACGGAAGTCGTGGTGGACAACCGATTACTCCGGTCTCTTACAAAGAAGCGATTGCGCAACGGGGCGTGGTCTTTGAAGAGAATAGCGCCTGCAAAGACGGGGTGTGCGGAATTTAGCTTGCAGGAGTCTACTGAACCGAGTAGACTCTTTCTTTTGTAGCCTTGAGGACGTTCAACGATGCTGTTATCGTATATCGAGTTGGTGGAGATGGTTCGTGATGGCGTCATCGATGCGCCATTGGAGAACATCAACGGAACGAGTATTGATGTCACACTCGGTGATACCCTTCTGCTTGAGAAGCATCACGCGATTGAACCGACGATTGATCTCAGTCGCAAGCAAGCACCGGAACTGTGTCACTTCCTCCTCTCCGAGAATGGATTCTCGCTTCCTCCAGGTCACTTTGTCTTAGCGAATACCCGTGAAACTTTTAATCTTCCACACGATATTGCCGCTGAATTCAAGCTCAAGAGTTCGGTGGCGCGGGCCGGATTGAATCATTGCCTCGCAGGATTCTGTGATCCAAACTGGACGAACTCGAAGCTCACCCTCGAACTCAAGAATGAATTACAGTATCACGGGTTGTTGCTCAAGCCGGGTATGAAGATTGGGCAAGTCTTATTCTATCGAGTGACTCCAGTTCCGACCGAGCACTCCTATGCCGTAAAAGGTCATTACAACAACACGCTAACCGTAACTGAGTCAAAGGGGGTCTGATGGAGGTTGAACATTACGCACCGGAATGGGCAAAGTATCCTCCTGCGAAAGAAGGTTCGTCTCCAGTACAGGAGGTATTACGCGAACTTCAGAAACAAAGCGCGCATTACAAGCAAGTGAATCCTGAACCCATTGCAGTGATCTCCTCTTGGCTTACTGACGAGCAGTTCATTGGATTCTGCTTAGGCTCTGCACTGAAGTACATCGGTCGCTTCAATGTGAATGCCGAAGGAAAAGGTGGAGCAAAGGATATTGCCAAAGCGATTGACTATCTCGAATGGCTGGAAGAACGGATGCTGTCTGAATGAAAGCCTTCTTGTATTGGTTCCTCTCCGTGTGCGAAGTAAACTATCAGACTGCGTACTGGGAGAGTGTTGCACAAAACGAAGCGTGGTTGAAGTTGCTGATGGAGTTGACCGAAGATGAATAGTCACTGGCCGGCACAACAAACCGAGATGCGTCCAGTCTCTTCATTGATTGCCTATGCGCGGAATGCAAGAACTCATAGTGACATTCAAGTAGATAAAATCGCCGCGAGTATTCGTGAGTTCGGCTGGACGATACCGATTCTGATTGCCGAAGATGGAACTATCATTGCGGGCCATGGACGAATCCTTGCAGCCAAGAAGTTATCCATTACTGAAGTTCCGGTGATGATTGCAAAAGGCTGGAGTGAGGCGCAACGGCGAGCGTATGTTTTGGCAGATAATCGTCTCACTATCGAAGGGTCGTGGAACGAAGAGCTACTCAAGATTGAATTGATTGATTTGAAGGCGAGTGGCTTTAATCTGGAGTTGACCGGATTTGATGCGAAGGAGATTGCTGAGTTTATCACGTTACCAGAATACATAGAAAGTGATGTTAATGATGATTCGGAAGACGTATCGAGTATAGCAGATGAATGTCAGCAGAAATGGAAAGTTTCGTTAGGCGATCTTTATCAGTGTGGAGAGCATCGTATTCTGTGCGGTGATTGTGCCGACGAGAGCGCAATGAAACGACTGCTAGGTAGCGACAATATCGCTTTATTGCTTACCGATCCTCCTTATGGCGTGAAGATGGATAAAGGATTTTCTGGATCGTGTGGATTTAATGGTAATGGTAAGTCGATTCCTCGTCGTCAATACAGTGATGAATGGGACAGCGAGCGACCTTCAAACGAAACCTTCAAGTTCATTTTGTCATTAGCGAAAGAGTCGATTATATGGGGTGGCAACTTCTTTGCTGACCAACTTCCGATGTCTACACATTGGTTGGTGTGGGACAAGCATCAGACGATGCCAACATTCGGCGATTGCGAACTCGCTTGGACTTCGATTAAACGAAAATCGGTTAAGAAGTACGATGTCGAATATAATGGATTAATTGGAAAAGAGAAAGAACGATTTCATCCAACTCAGAAACCATTAAAGCTCTTTCTTGAAGTGATTAAAGACTATACCGAAAAAGTAAGTGTTGTTGTGGATACTTACGCAGGCTCTGGAACCACCTTAATCGCCTGTGAGCAAATGAAACGAATCGCACGAGTCAGCGAACGCTCTCCAGAGTATTGTGCGGTTATTCTCGAACGCTGGTCAACTCTGACGAATCAACAGCCGGTGAAATTATGAGTAGAGTCGTTCGTAGCGAACCCGATACCTTCCTCACTCCGCGCGCCAATCGCAACGATAAGTTTCGTGTCTACGCGAAGTCTTTCAGCGGCAACAAGCAGTTCGATGCGATTCAGCGCACCAATAACGAACGAGTGATCTCTATTGATCCTGAAGTCATCTTTCGGATGGCAACCTTGGGCTTGGATCAAGCATCGATTGCCGGCTATTGGGGCATCTCCAAATCCAAGTTCATTGAACTCTGTGAAGAGTATCCTGACCTCGAAGAAGTCCGATTGATGGGCATGACCGCAGGGATTGCGAATGCCGCTCAACGATTAGAAGAGATGGTCAACGAGAAGCAAATGGTTCCGGTTCTGTTCAGACTCAAAATTGGTGGTTTCGTCGAAGCCGAAAAACTCATTGGTAAACAGAACAATCAAGAGAATGTAGCTAAGGTGCAGATATTTTTGCCAGAGAACGGTCGAGACAATTTGGACGAAGACGATGATTGAAGATTACTCGGTCTGGACTCCAGCGGAGTATCCGCCTTCTCGTCCAGGCCGTTATCTCGTCGCACAACGCAAAGAAACCAAGAAGTATCGTTGGATACGTTATTTCGATAGTGAGTCTTGGTGTAATCCGAAGCTTGAAGAATACGGTGAGATTTATGCGTGGGCAGAGTTGCCACCTTACCCATAAAGCCTATTGTTTTTATTGACAAATCTACTAAAGCTGTGTAGTATTGCGCCTAGCACAAGCTATGACGAGCCTGTGCTAAACGACTAACCCAACCATGATTAACGACAATCACGGTGAGCGAGATGAATGATACCACATTTACGAAGATTTGCACTAAGTGTAAAGAAGAAAAACCTATTACTGAGTTTTATAAAGACAGTCGTAGTAAAGACATGCTTCAGTTAAGATGTAAAGTATGTTGTAAATCTATTTATAGAGACACTAAAGATCGTATGAAAGATCGTCGCAATAGGTATTATAATGAGAATAAATCAAAGCTAAATTTGAAATCTAAGTCTTGGTATGAGAAACAAAAAGAAATAACTGCGGCATCAATTAAAGAATTACATGATGCAAATGAGGAGCAGTATTCTGATTTAATAAAGGATTGGTGGGAGTCTAATAGGAAGAATAAGATTATCCTTGACAAATTATGGAGCGATGCAACTAAGGAGTTATATGCTCATAAAAAGAAGATTTGGAAGTTAGAACATCCAGATATTATTGCTGCTAATAATCGTAATAGAAGGGCATTAAAGAAGTCAGCAAAAGGTACTCACACAGCCGATGATATAAACAACATAAAGACATTACAAAAAAATAAATGTGTAGTTTGCCTAAAATCATTGTCGAAAGGGTATCATGTTGACCATGTGGTTGCTCTTATAAATGGCGGGAGTAATGACAAACATAATCTTCAGTTGTTATGCCCTCCTTGCAATACTGCTAAACGAGCAAAAGACCCTATTGATTTTATGCAGTCTAGGGGGTTTTTGCTTTGATAACGAGTCTACTTAGTGTAGAATCATTCCTCTTTTTGTTAATCGGAGAATTATTTTGAAGCTAGTAATCGGTCGTAACGAACTCTTGAAAGCGGTGCAGTCCGTGATGGGTGCGGTAGCGCGTGGCAAGACCACCTTGCAAGTGCTCACCTTCCTGCACGTTCAGAGCGATGGAGCCGAGATCATCTTCACCGCCACTGACCTCGAAACGACGCTGATGACGCGCCTCGATCATGCAGGTGAGGCCTTCACCACCCTCCTGCCCGCAAAGCGTCTCCATGAGGTTCTCCGGGCCTTTCCTGACGGTTCCGTGGTGGGTCTGGAAGAGAAGGACGGCAAGACCACGATCAAGTGCGGACGGAGCCGGTTCGTGCTGGGCACCCTCGATCCGATGGACTTCCCGATTCAGCCGGACGTGACTCCGAATCACACGCTCACCCTTGATCAAGAACTCCTGCATTCCTTGCTGGATCGCTCTGATTACGCAGTTGGAGTCAAGGATGTACGGTATTTCCTTAATGGTTTGTTGGTGGAGATGAGTGATGGCTTCACCACGGTATCAACTGATGGGCATCGCCTCGCCAAAGCCCATGCCGACATTCGAGTTCCCACGGATCGTGAGCATCCCGTTCAAGTCATTATCCCGGCTGATGCACTCACCGAACTCAAGAAACTCCTGAACGATGAAGACGAGTGCGAACTGTCCTTCACTCAGAATCAGTTTCGAGTGGACTTCGAGAACCCGACGTTCATCACCAAGTTGATCGAAGGCAAGTTCCCGGACTACCATCGCGTGATTCCGAAAGACAGTCCGATCCGTATTCCAGTGAAGCGCGCTGACTTCATTGATGCGCTGAACCGAGTACGGCTGGTGATTGATGACAAGAATACTGGAATTGAACTGGTGTTTCTGGAGAACACCTTAACCTTGAAAGCGCGGAACGGCGAGGAGAATGCCGAAGAAGTCTTGGATATTGAATACAGTGGTAATGAGTTCCATATCGGATTCAATCACAAGTATCTACTCGAAGCTCTCCGAGTCATGCAGAGTGAGAACGTCCTACTCAAGTTCACGGATGCGCAGAGTTCAGTACGCATCGATGGGATTGAGAATGACGACGGTGAACACGTCATTATGACCATGCGGCTGTAGACTCAAATGGGGCGTCACTGTGTAAAGGCTAACAGCGACTTGAAACTCAAGTTGGATGGCGGTTCGACTCCGCCACGCTCCACGA